CTCGACGACGTGGGGCTTTGCCAGCGTGCCGGACGACGTCAAGCGCGCCGCGATCATCACCGTCTGCGCCAACATTGACCGCCGCCTGGACGCGTACGACACCGGCGGCATCGACCTCGTCAACTCGGACATCGGTCTTCAGCCCGCTCGGCAGCCGACGTTCAGTATCCCGACCGCCGCGATGGCGCTGCTCGGCCCGTACCGCCGGACCGTAGGAGCGTTCTAACTCGTGGCGACGTCGACGATCCCCGCATTCAAGAACGCGCTCTACACGCGACTCGCAGCCCGCACCGGACTCAACGGCGTCCAGGTCGTCTACGGCTGGCCGGCAGGCGCGCTACAGCGCGAGCACATCATCCTCGGCGGCGTCGACGGCACGCAGGAGTTCCGCGCGATTGGCGCGCAGCACCGCTTCGAGGAATACACGCTGACGGTCTACATCAACGTCCTCCGCGAAGGCGTCCAGCAGCAGACCTGCGACGAGCGCTGCCTCACGCTGCTCGCCGAACTCGAGGACGAGCTGCGGGACGACCCGACCGTCAATAACACCGTCCTTACCGCCGAGCTCGGCAGCTTCACGCTCGAGCCATTGGCGAATGACCAGTCCCGCGAAGCGCGCCTTCGGGTCGGCGTCCGCGTGCGGGCACGGATATAGGGAGAACCCTGTGGCACTCGTGATTTACAAGGGCGACCACGCGGGCGTCGTCGTGCCCGTCACGGCGACGATGAGCGTGGAAGCCACGTGGGGCGAGCCGGTCGACGTGCCGGACACCATCGCCGAGCGGCTGCTTGGGAGCGCGGCGTGGATGAAGGCCGACGCAAAGGCCACGAAGAAGGCCGTCGCGGCCGACGCGACGGAAGACAACACCGACAAGGGAAAGGGGTAGGTCATGGCAATCGGCTCTGGCCTCGGGTCCCAGCTCGGCTTTGCGCCGGAGACGACGTACGGCACGGCTGTGACCCCCACGACCTGGCTGGAGGCCCGCAGCACCGGCCTCGAGATCCAGGTCGAGCACATGATGAGCGAGGCGCTCCGCGCGGGCCTGAAGGTCCAGCGCAGCGACCGGCAGGTCGTCAACAAGAAGGGCGTCAACGGCGACATCGAGCTCGACATCACGAGCAACAACCTCGCGCGCTGGTTCCGACACGCGATGAACGATGATCGCGCCTTCTCGACCACGAAGACGGGGTCGACGGCGTACACGTACACCTACGAGATCGGCGACCCGGCATCGTGCCCGTCGCTGACGATGCAGGTCGGCGCCTCCGACATCGCTGGCAACGTCAAGCGCATGGACGCCACCGGCTGTTTCATCTCGTCGTTCAGCCTGTCCAACTCCGTCGACGAGCTGCTCCAGGGCACGTTCACCGTTGACGGTCGCGACATGGTTCCCAGCGCGAGCGCCGTGACCAGCGCGTCGTACGCGACCGGCACCGAGGTCCTCAGCTTCGCCGGCGGCAGCGTCAGCCTCGCGGGCAGCGTCGTCCCGGTCAAGAGCTTCGAGGTGACCGTCAATCACGGCATCGACCTCGAGCGCTACCAGATCAACAGCACGACCCTCAAGTCGCGCCCGATTCGCAACGCGCTCACCGAGATCACCGGCACCGTCGAGCTCGAGTTCGGCGCCGACGCGAAGACGTGGGCGACCGACGATCTCGTCACGAAGTACCGCGCCGGTACCACCATCGGCGTCGTGTCAACGTGGACGGGCAGCACGGCCATCACGGGTACGACGATGCCGTCGTGCGCGGTGAACCTGCCGGCGTGCCTCATCACCGCGGCGACGCCGACCATCGAGGGCCCCGAGATCATCAACCTCTCGGTCGAGTTCATGGCTCTCGACAACGGCACCGACGCGCCGATCACGCTGACGTACGTCTCCAGCGAGAACCTGACGTAGCGGATGGCTCGGAACCTCCGCGTCACGGGCAGCACGGTACGCGTCGATGGTCTGGCGCAACTCATTCGAGACTTCGACGCCGTCTCGAAAGAGTTGAGCCGCGACCTTCGACGCGAGCTGCTGGACGTGGCGCGGATGGTGTCCGACCACGCACGCACGAACGTCGTCTTCAAGGAAAGTCTCGGCGCCGGTCAGGGCGGCCAGGACCGCCGGCCGAACACGGGCCGCCTGCAGCGCGGCATTCGGCCGAAGATGCGCGGCGCCACCGCCATCGTCGAGAGCCGCACAAAGAGCCGCGGCGGCTACCCGTACCCCGGCATTTACGAGTTCGGCGTCAGCGGACGCGCTCGAGCCCGCCGAGCCTTCCTCGAGCCCGCGCTCGACCAGAAGAGCGACGACGTCGTCCGCAGCATCGAGGACATGTTCGACCGCCTCACCAGTGAACACGGCTTAGGAAGAGGAGGACTTCTCTAGTGGCCGACCTTGTCATCAAGATCCCCGGACAGATCCCGCGCAAGTACCCCTTGCCGGACTCGTGGACGTATCGCGAGCTTCAGACCATCAAGCGCATCAGCGGCCTCAACCCTGGCCGCGTCCTTGACGCGCTCGAGGAGGGCGACCCGGACGTCGTTATCGCGCTCGCCGTTGTGACCGCCCAGCGCGCCGGTCATAACATCACCGAGCACGACCTCATGGACCTCGACTCGGACGCCGTCGTATTCGACTCGACCGAGGACGAGCCCACCCCTATCGGGGCCGACGAGGCAAACGACGCAGCGACGGAGACGACCCCCGCGCCTGGTGGCACCCCGGACTCCTCCGAATCTACGGCCTCCGACCCTGGGAACTCGTCGACCTGACACCGCACGAGCTCGAGCAGATCGCCGACGACATGAAACAGATGCAGAAGTAGGAACACCAGATGGCTACTCGAAAAATCGAAGTCGCAATCACCGGCGACAGTCGCACGCTCGAGCGCGCCTTCAACCGTTCCGGCCGAGCCGCCGACTCCTTCGGAAAGAAACTCAACGGCGGCGTCACACGCAGCCTCGCAAGCCTCGCTCGTGTCGGTGCGGCAGCGACGGTCGCGCTCGGCGTCGGCGCCGTCTACGGCATGAAGAAAGCCGTCGACGCCGCCAGCGACCTGCAAGAGTCGATTAGCAAGACCAACGTCGTCTTCGGCAAGAACTCTAAAGCCGTGATGGCCTGGTCCAAGACCAGCGTGACGGCGATGGGGCAGTCGCAGCAGCAGGCCCTCGAGGCCGCATCGACGTACGGCAACCTGTTCCAGGCGTTCGGTGTCGGCCTCAAGCCGGCGACGGAGATGAGCACCACGCTCACGCAGCTCGCGTCCGACCTAGCCTCCTTCAATAACACCAGCGTCGACGAAGCCATCGACGCGCTCCGGTCGGGCCTGTCGGGCGAGACGGAACCGCTCAAGCGGTACGGCATCGCGATCAACGACGCGCGCCTCAAGAATGAGGCCCTCAAGCTCGGCCTCATCAGCACCACGAAGGACGCGCTCTCGCCCGCCGCAAGGGCGCAGGCCGCGTACGCGCTGGTGATGAAGGACACGAAACTCGCGCAGGGCGATTTCGCGCGTACCAGCGATGGCCTCGCCAACAGCCAGCGCATCCTGCGCGCGTCCTTCGAGAACGTGAAGGCAAGCCTCGGCACGTCACTCATCCCCGCGATCACGCGCGCCGTCGAGTTCGTCGGCAAGTTCCTGGACCAGTTCAATCGCGCGCCGACGCTGCGCGCGAAACTCAGCGTGATCGTCGACGCGTTCCAGGGCATCGCGTGGGCGGGATGGAAGACCATCGAGAACTGGTGGAACGGCACCCAGAAACCCCTCGACCTTCTGATCCGGCCGAAAATCGAATCGGGCCGCGAGCTGTTCATCCGCATTCTCGACACGTACTCCGACGAAATCTCAAGGGCAGGCGGCGAGCTCGGCACGAGGTTCGCGCAGTCCTTCGCCGGTGGTGCCGCCAAGGAAGGCAGCACCATCCCCGGCAAGCTGGCCAAGGCGTTCTTCCAAGAGCTCAACCCGTTCACGAACTCGGCCATCCGCTTCGCCGCGAGCTTCGTGAAAGAGTTCCTCCTCGAGATCACGCGCGGCATCCGCGCCGGTATCGGCGACGCACTCAGGATGGGCATGGAGGTCGCAACGGGTGGCGTCAGCGGATTCGTCGGACGATTGACAGGCGCGACGCCAGGCGGGAGTGGCACGCCGAAGCCGACCATCAAAGCCGGAGGCCCCGGTCGAGAGCAGGCGCGCGGATTCGTCGCCGCGTTCCAGCTCTACGTCGACCAGAACGGCTACGCCATGTTCCGCGGCATGACCAAAGGCGGCAAACAGGCCGCCAACGCCCTCAAGAAAAGCATCAAGGACGCCGTCACCGACGCTGTCCGCTCGGCACGCGCCAACCTCGCTGGACTGACGAGCGGCTTGTCGTCGATGCTGAACCGGCGCCAGGATGCGCGGATCGCGGGCATGACCAGCGGTGGCGCGCTCACCGGCGGGCAGACGCTCGCGCAGATCCGCAGCGCGCAGGCCCAGACCAACAGAGAGCGCGAGAAGGCGCGCCTGGAGGACGCCGTATCGCAGGCACAGACCGACGAAGAGCGCAAACAGGCCCAGCAAGACCTCAACGACTGGCTCATAGAGGAGGAAGCGCGCAAGCTTGAAGAGAGCATGGAGCAGAGCCGCAAGTCGTACGACGACGACATTGCCAACCTCCAAGACTCCTTCGACCGCGGCCTCATCAGCGCCGGCACATTCAAGACCGAGCTAGAGAAGATCATCGGCGCCGAGACGGGCACCGTCCTCGGTCAGAACTTCGCGACCGCTTGGGACCAACAGCTCGGCGCGATCATGACGCAGCTCGCCGTGCTCGCCAACTACAGCGGCGTTGGTCTCAGCGCTTCGGGTGTGGAGAATCCCGCCGACGCGGGAAATGCTGCGGCCAAGACGGCCAACCAGGAGCGCTTCCGGGCGGCGTATCAGCGGTGGGAAAGCGACATGCAGGATCTCAGGGACCGCCTCGCCGACGCTCGAGCAGACTTGAAGAAGGCGCAGAAGGACGACGACGACAAAGCCGCGGCGGGAGCGCGCAAGCGTATCGACCGCCTCAATGACGCTATCGCCGACAAGACGAAGAAAAAGCCGAAGCGCGCCGACTTCGGCCTCGCCAAAGGCGGCGTCCTCAAGAAGCAGGTGTTCACCGCTGGCGAGGGCGGGCCCGAGGCGGTCATTCCGCTCGATTCGGGACGCGCTCAGAGAATGCTGGCGGCAGCTGTCAATGGTTCCGGCGGCTCTTCACAGCCCGTCGTCGTGAATGTCGTCGTCAACGGTAATGAGTTCAGCGCGCGTGATTTCGCGCGGAAGTTGAAGCCCGAGCTTGACCGCATTGTCGGGTTCGGGACGGTTTAGGAGGAGTTAGGTGGCGACGTACACGATTCTGCCGGCGTTCACGTCGGGCCAGGTGTTGCGGGCGAACGGTGACGGTTCGACGTACGCCGGCATGAATGATCTCAAGAACAATCTTGATTTGGTCAATGCGCAGTCGGCGTACCCATTTCGGAATCTTCTCTACAACGGGGCTATGCAGATCGCGCAGAGAGCGGCCGTAGGGTCGGCGCAGACCGGCAAGACCACGACGGGCTTCTACACGGCGGACCGCTTTGAGCATGTGATCTCGTCGCTCGGTACGTGGACGGACACCACCATCGCCGAAGCCCCCACCGGGTCAGGCTTCCGCAACTCCTACAAGGTCGAATGCACGACGGCCGACGCTGCGCCCGCCGCTGGTGACTATTCGCTCGTCCGCCAGCAGCTCGAAGGTCAGGACTTGCAGCGCATCTCGAAGGGCACGTCATCCGCGCAGCCGCTCGTCCTGACGTTCTGGGTCCGGTCGAACGTGACCGGCACGTACATCGTGGAATTCCAGGATCTTGACAACACGCGCGCCATCTCCAAGTCGTACACGATCAGCGCGAGCGCGACGTGGGAGAAGAAGGAAATCACGTTCGGCGCCGACACCACGGGCACGTTCGACAATGACAACGCGGCGAGCGCTGCGTTGAACTTCTGGCTCGGGTCGGGCACGACGTACACGTCCGGCACGCTCGCGACGTCATGGGGCGCGACGACGAACGCGAACCGCGCGGTCGGTCAGGTGAATCTAGCGTCGAACACGTCGCAGTATTGGCAGATAACGGGCGTGCAGTTGGAGACCGGGCTGGTTTCGACTCCGTTTGAGTTCCTACCGTTCGGCGACGAACTGCGGCGCTGTCAGCGGTACTACGAAAAGTCATACCCGTACGCAACTGCCGTCGGCACGGGAAGTAACGAAACGGGTTCGGCCTATCTCGAGCACGGCAACGCAACGACCAATTATACGAGTTTCATGGTGCGTTATACGGTTCCAAAGCGAGCAACCCTTACGCCGACGCTATATGACTTCGCGGGCGCAAGCGGATACATCAGCACGCTCGGGCCTACAACTAACACCAAGACTGGGGTTATCACATCTAATTCAGAAGTCGGCTTCAGGGTTTATTCCGATGCGACAACGTCCAAGACGGGCATCCTGTACCACTGGACGGCGAGCGCGGAGTTCTAGTTGCCTGCTGCGTCGTTTACGGTTGAGGTCGCGTGGGAGTCGGCCGTCACGCTCGTCTTCAAGCTTGACGTGTCGACGCTTGACTCGGGCGCGCTCCTTGACGGTATTGGCGTTGGTGACTTCTCGGGCGCGTACGACAACGTCACGAATGATGTTGAGGATGTTCGCATAAAGCGTGGGCGGGATGACCGGCTTCGTGGTATGCAGGCTGGCGAAGCCACGTTCGTCCTCTACCGGCCGAATGCGCCGGATTTTTATAATCCGAATGCGCCGAGTGGTGTGTCGCCGCTGGGTGGTTTGTCGCCGGGTTTTGTGCCGATGCGGCCGGTGCGGATTCGCGCCGTCTACAACGCGACGACTTATAGCCTCTTCTACGGCTTCGTCCGGTCCGCCGAGTGGGATAGCGTCAGCAAGCGGTGTACCGTCAATTGCGTTGATCTCTTCTTGTGGATGAGTCGCGTCATTCCCGACTTCACCGCAGCTGAGGCGGCAACCGCCGGCGTCGATACCACCAGCGAAGCCGTCGCATACATTCTTGACCAGGTCGGATTCACGGACCCGACAAAGCGGGATCTGGAGGCGGGTGGCGACAGTATCGCCCTCACGGATTACAACGAGGGCACGACGAACGCGCTCGCCATCGTGGAAGAGCTCCTAGAGGCCGAGCGTGGCGTCTTCTACATCGCGGGTGATGGGTCTGCGACGTATCGGACGCGCCAAGCCCGGTATGAGACGGACTCGAGCGCGACGTTTGCGAATGAAACGTTGCAGTACGGGTCGGGTCTTGACCTTGACCGGATCGTGAATCGGCAGACGGTGACGCGACAGAACGCGTCTCGTGTGGATGTGTATACGGCGACGGCGACGAGTGGGGATAGCGTCAGCACGTACGGCCTGTCGGACGGGTCTACGGTCGCTTCGCCGTACATCAGCACGAATGCGAACGCGGACGCCCTCGCGAATTATCTCGTGGACGCGCTGGACGTGCCACGCCCGCCGATCACGCTGACGATTGACAACCAGGACGCCACCACCATCGTCCGTCAACTCTCGCTAGACCTCGGCGACCGCATCACCGCACCCACGCAGTACCAGAGTTTCATCTTTGGCGTTTCTACGTTTGGTGGGTCCGCCACGTTCGCCGGAACCGCCGACTACCACATCGAACAGATCACCCACGAACTCGACCATGGCGGCGTCTACCACCGCACCACATACGTGTTGAGCGAGCGCGGGTCCGAGTTCTTCAGATTCGGTGTCCTACCCGCCGGCACAGACACGTCGCCAAGCAAGTTTGGTAGCGAGTCCGCGGTATTCGCCTTTTAGAATAGTGGAGCCTATTTATGCCTAAGACGTATACCTCAGTCCCCAGCGTCAACACCGGCGATGTCTATACCGCCGCGACGTACAACACGTACACGGCGACGAACATCAGCAATCTCATTGTGCCGCCGTCTTGTCAGGTGCGCCTAACGTCGTCGATTTCGCCCTATACCAATGACGCGAAGATATCCTGGGCGACGACGGCCGCATGGGATACGGACTCGATGTTCTCGTCGGGCTCTCCCACGCGCGTCACGATCAATACAGACGGCCTGTATCACGTTTCACTCACCGGATCGTATGGCGGCACGGCGACGATTACACGTGTGCTCCCGCAGATCTGGAAGAGTGGAACGTCGATTGCCGGACAGGAGGCAATGGGCGTTAGCACCGGCGGCACATTCGGCTTCTCTATCATTACCAACCTTGTCGCGACAAACTATCTTGAAGCGTCTCTGTATTTCATTGGAGGCTCCGCATATTCGGTCGCGGGGAACGCGTCGGAAGTCAACACGCAGACGCGCATGACGGTTATGTGGATTGGCAGGACGTCGTAACGCGTCATGAGTCCTGCTGACGTTGATCGCCTCTACACGGCCGTGGATCAGCTCCGCGACGAGGTCAAAGGCTACCGCGCCGATTTGAATGGTCGGTTGCGTGCGCTTGAGGTTTCGGAGGCTGAGCGTTCCGCTGCCGACAAGCAGACACACAGCATCCTGCGGATCGTTTTCAGCGTCGCAGGCATGGCGGCCGCGATCAGCGCGGTCGTCGCTTTCATCCTTGACCGCCTCTAGGAGGCCATGAATGGGTTCCACTATCAGCCCTAAGGTTGTCGCTGCCACGCTGGCCGCGGCCGTCGCCACGATCCTCGTGTGGGGAATCAGCCAGGCAGGCGTAGACGTGCCCGAGCCCGTCGCTGGCGCCATCGTCGTCGTCCTCACGTTCCTCGCCGGCTACCTGAAGATCGACCCGGAGCGCGCGTGACGCACCGCACCGCATTCAAGACCGCGTGCCTCAGGTACGCGAAGGCCAACAAGATCCCCGTGCCCGACGGCTTCACGCTGAATGACACGTACGGGACGGCTGCGCGCGAGCTGACGAAGCGCATCCAGAAGCGCGCGAAGCTCTATAAGACGCCGACCGGCAACATGACGCCGAAGACGATCACGACCGTCGGGAAGTACCTGCCGGGCGCGACCGTCGGCGAGCGCGCCGTCTGGGCCATGCGGATCGTTGAGGGCCCGCTCGAGGTGTGGGGCAACAACAAGGGCCCGTACGTGCAGGAGATCCAGAAGCTCGGGTCCGAGTTGTCGCCGGGGGCGTGGCCGTGGTGCGCGGCCGCGACGAGTTGGGCGCTCCGCAGCGCGGGGTGGACGTCCTGGGCCGCATTCGTCAAGCGCGAAGAAGAGGCGTGGGTGCCCGCATGGGCCGACGCCGCCCAGGCTGGCCGATATGGCATGACCGTCAAGTCGTGGCGCACCGCCTCAACAGGCGACATCGTCTGCTTCAAGTGGAACCAGAACCGCTACCAGCACATCGGGTTCGTCAACGGGCGTGCCAATCCCGTCAGCGGGAACGCGTCGACGATTGAGGGCAACACCGGCGACGAGTCTGCCGACGATGGTGACGGCCTCTGGACGCGTACGCGGAACCTCCAGCCTCCGCAAATGGTGATTCGCGTCCGCTAACCGCGCTCGCGCCTCATCCGCGCTCACTCGGGAGGAGAGCCAGGATGCCAGCACACCGAAAACCCTGCCCCTACAAGACAACCGAAGCGCTAGCTGCGGCCATCGACGAGGCCGGCGGCATCAATCCGCTCGGTCATCAGACGGGCACGGCGGCGAACACGATCCGCAAATGGTGTTTAGACCTCGGTGTTGACACGAGCAAGCACCGCGGCTCGCCACCCGCCGCGGCCGGAATGCAACTTCTCCGCGCGATGACGGACCCCGAGGTCGAGACGCTCATCCAGACGTACGGCGTCACTCGCCTCGCCGCACTCCTGGAGGTGAGTGTTAGCGCGATCAAACAGCACGTCAACGGGCGCGGCATATCAGCGAGCAGCGAGATCGTCGTCGGCAATCCCCGCGTGGCGCTCTTGTCGAAGCGCGTGAAGGAGCTCGAGCAGCGCGACCAGGCCGTCTACGAGCTCGCCGGCCAGATCCGCCAGGCCGCGCAGATGGTCGCGACGGAGCCGCCGCCGAAACTGCCGAAGATCAGAACGCGGAAGGACCGCTCGCCGGTCGACGTCATTCTCCACGTGTCCGACAAGCAGTACGGGATGCTCGTCGACCCCGACGAGGTGCCCGGCGGCGCGTACTCGCCCGACCTCTACGAGGAGCGCCTCGAGCGGTACATCACCGCCGTCGACGCGCTACTTGAGAACACCGCCAACGCGAACCCGATAGGCACGCTCTGGATCGCGCAGGGCGGCGACTTCGTCGAAGGCGACGACGTCTTCAAAGGAATGCATTGGCATCTCGCCATATCGGCCGGCGAGCAAACCGTCCGCCTCGGCCGCATCTGGGCCGCCGCCCTCAACCGGATCAGCCAGCGGGCCCGGCAGGTCGGCGCGAAGAAGATCGCCGTCGTCAGCGTCGTCGGCAACCACGGCGTCAAAGGCGGCCGCTCGGCGGGCGCCGTCCCGCCATCCCTCAACTACGACTACCTGACATACGAGATGGTCCGCAACCAGCTCGCGCCCGACGCCGTTGACTACTACGACCAGGAGGCGCGCAGCGCGGTCTACTTCCAGACGTGCGGCGGCATCGTCCTCCTCACGCACGGCGAGCAAGACAAGGGCGGCGGCCTCATCGGCGTTCCGGTCGTGACGGGAATGCGGAACAGCTTGACGGCGATGGTGTCGACCGGCGTGCGACCCGTCCTGCACCTGTCGGGGCACTTTCACAGGCCGGCGCAGATCAGCCTCTCGTCGGACCTTATGCGGATCTGGTCGGGCCCGTGGGTCGGGCAGACGAACCTGAGCATCGGGCGTGGGGGAGCGTCTACGCCATCCCAGCACATGCTGGTCATGCATCCCGAGCATGGGATGATCGCCCAGCACGTGATCCGATTGACGAGCGCGCAGGAGTCGCCTGTGCATGTCGTCGACCTTGCGGCATAACCGCAGTATCGTCACTTTTTTTGCGGTGCTGTTATACACTCGTGAAATACCACGCATGACCTACGAGGGAAGGACGCATCCGTGGAAACCACAAGGAACCTGCACGAGCGCCTCGCCGCCGAGTATGGCGACGAGTACGCGACGGCCGTGAGGGCGGCCGCGGCGATCATGGTCGCAACCAACGCGCTCCGCTACGACGCCGACACCGGCGTCGAGCCCGAATCGGTGTTCGGTCATGCCCAGCAGCTCGCCTATCAAGCGATCCTGTTGGCACCCATCGCGCCGCCGCTGACGATGATCCCCGACGACGTCGAGCAGTACGCGTCGAGCATCACGCATGGCCTCGCGCGGCAGCATCCGATGACTTGGGCGTGACAATCTTTGCGGCGCGTCTTGTCTAACTTTTAGACATGAACACGGTGCCCGACGATAATCCCGTCAACGATCTGCAAGACGCGCGCACGCAGCTCGTCGACGCGATCCGCCAGGCGGCAAAGGCCGGCCTGACGCCCGAGCAGATCGCCGATCACCTCAACGCAAGCATCGACGAAGTGCAACGAGTGTCGGGCGACGCATAAGACGCCAGACATACCGCGCGTCTACCATGATGGAATGCCGTCGAGTGACGTGGATCGCGACCTCGAGGACGCACGACGCGCGATGGACGCAGCGCGAGCGAATCTCGTCCGCGCCATGCGTCAGGCGCGGCAGAGTGGTATGACCTATCGGGCGATTGCGAGCATCGTCGGGCTCGCGCACGAGACGGTGCGGCGGCTCATAAACGAGGCGTAGGCGTCTACACGTTCGTGCAGGCTCGTCTTACTTTGAGACATTGACAACGCGCGCGTCACAGGCTTACCGTCACGCCATGAAACGGACACGACCGTTGATGCGCCGCGAGTATGCGCTTAGGTGCGCGGCTTACGCGTTGGCTGTCGAGGCGATCCAGAAGCTCGACGCCGCGGCTCGGCAGATTCCAACACGTCCAGCGACGCGCCGACCCGATCCTCTGACCCGTCCGCATGACGCGGTTCGCGTTGGCGTCCGTCGTCGCTAAGACCGAGTAGGTAATCCGTCGTCACGCCGAAATACTCGGCCAGGCGGATGATGTACGGCACGCTCGGCAGGTTATTCCCGCGCTCCCAGTTGTGGACCTGCTTGTAGGGCACGCGTAGGTCGTACGCCAGGACGCTCTTCGTCGTCGACGTGCGCGCGAGAAGCTCGCGGACGCGCGCGCTGACAATCGCCAAGAGTTCGGCGTCTCGGGGCGGGGAAGCCACGTCACGACTATACGCGGCCAACAGCGAGGAGTGGTCAGTTTCTACACATTGCGCCATTTGTGTTGCGAGCCGACGATCAGCGGCGTACCTTCGCGGTATGGCAAGCGTGGAACACCACACGAACCCTCCAGAGGACTCCGCAATCGAGTCTCGGTTTTCCCGCAGCGTCCCGGCGCACTCCCTCGGCGCCGACTCGGACGCAGCCGGCGAGCACGCATCGACGGATGCAGGCTCGCCGGCACTCCGCCTCGTCGAGTTCGCTCGCGATCTCGCATACCGCACCCACCACACGGGTGTCAATCCGCACGACGCGTTCAACCAAGAAGCCCTCCTGCTGCGCTCCTACGGCCTCGCCCAATGGGCAAGCGGAGAGTGGCAGATCACCCGTCAAGGCTGGCTTCTCCTCACCGACCCCGCCGACCCCGCCGCCGCCTAAAGGAGCACCGCATGGGCAACGTCACCCCGATCCGTCAGGACGACACGTTCGACTGGACCGACGCCATCCACGAGATGCGCGACCACGAGGCCAGCATCCGCCTGTTCAACGAGGTCATGCAGGAGCACGACCGCGACAAGCGCGACCAGCGCGACCGGGGCCGCATCGAAGGAGCCCTCGTCACCAGCGCCTTCGTCCTCGTCGGCTTCGCCGCCGCCAGCCTCATCGCCATCTAAATGGCGAAGCCCCCCAGCGCAATCGGCAAGAAGAAGCGCGAAGCCGCGATGCAGCGCCGCCTTGAGCGGGGCCAGAAGAAACTCGCCGCCAAACAGGCACGAGCCGCCACCAAGGCAACCACCACCACCCGATCCCAGGAGGATCAGAAGAAATGACCAACACCGTCGACATCTCGAGCGCGCTCCAGCAGGCAAGCGGCGGCTCGTTTATCACCGGCCCGGAGAAGGAGGAGCTCTACCAGACGCAGGAGGCCCTCTACATCGTCAACGTCGAGCCGCGCAGCGAGACGCAGTACGGCGACCAGACGATCTACTACGTCAAGAGCGCCAAGTGGGGCCGCGACGACCAGCGCCTCCTGGCGTTCTCGCACAACCAGTACCGCGAGCGGCAGGCGCAGGGTGTCCTCAACCTCATCACGCAGAGCGGCAAGCCCGGCGGGCCCGTCTACCTCGGCAAGTGGAAGACGCAGAGCGGCAAGGACGCGTGGACCATCGACGCCAAGCCGTTCGACGTCGCCCAGCACGCCGCCCAGGCCACCCCGCAGCCCGCGGCGCCGACTCAGGCGCCGAGCGTGGGGATGCCGACCGTCGACGACGACCTGCCCTTCTGACCGGGATGGTCGTCGACCTCACACGGGTCCTTTCGGAGGGTGCGGCGGGCGAGCTCCCGTCGCACATCTCCGCGAGCCAGATCAGCCTCTTCGCGCGCTGCCCCGAGGCGTACCGCCAGGAGCGCATCCTCGGCACCAGCCGCGAGCCCGTCTCCGCGCTGACCGTCGGCTCGGGCGTCCACAAGGGCATCGAGACGTACTTCCGCAGCCTGACCGAGCGGATGACGCAGAGCGAGCGCGAGCAGCGCGCGATCCTCGCCGCCGGCGATCACGTCGACGACACCGACCCGACCGCCCAGGACGAGGCCGAGGCCGCGATGGACCTCGTCCAACTCTACGTCCGAGAGGCGCCGAAGATCCAACCCGTCGCCCTCGAGGAGCGCTTCGAGGTCGACGTGCCCGGCTCGACCGTGACGCTCGTCGGCTTCATCGACTGCCTGACGAGCGACCGCATCATCGACTTCAAGACGAGCAACAAGGCCGTCGCGAGCCCGTCGGGCGCGTGGAAGCTGCAAGCCTGGCTCTACCAGGCCGCCCACGGCCTCGACACGGATTTTCACGTGCTGGTGAAGACTCGCGAGCCGAAGCTTCTGCACGGCGTCGACCTGCGCGTCCCATACGACAAGACGCAGACCCGCCACGCCCTCGAGTTCGCCGCTCAGACTAGGCGGCGCATTGAGCACCTCTACGAGACGGTCGGGCCCGACCAGCCGTGGCCGGCCGAAGGCGTCCTGCACCCGTGGGCGTGCGGGTCCTGCTCGGCGCGCTTCTCGTGCGCGATGGGTGGCGCGGCGTGAGTGCGCTGCTGACCGTTGAGGAGGCGGCCGCCGAGCTGCGCGTCCACCCGGCGACCGTGCGCCGCATGATTCGCCGCGGTGAGATTCCCGCCGTGAAGGTCGGGCGCCTGTGGCGCGTCGACGCGGACGTTACAAAGCCTGTGCGGGTGGAGCAGCCTACGCGCGTCGTGGAAAAGCACTCGGCGGCGTACTACGCGCAGCTCGCACGGCCTCTTCCATCGGCACCCGCGTCGCAAGCTCCGACTCTTGGTACTCCGTCGCATAGTGCTCGAGCAAGGTGGACGGGCTAGCGTGACCCATCTCGGCCTGGACCCACGGAATCGACCGGCCCTCGTGCAGCGCGAGGCTCGCGAAGGTGCGCCGCAAGGTGTACGGCGTGAGGCGCTTGTCGGGCACGACCGCGCGCCAGACGCGCTGGCCCCAGATATTCCAGTTCAGCGGGCCGCCCTTGTCGCCCGCCACGACGAACGCGTCATCGGCTCCGCGGCCGTACGCGTCAAGGTCGGCGTGGAGGGTGGGGAGGATGCGCACCGTGCGGGGCCGCTTCGACTTTGTCGGGCCGACCTCGCCGCCTTGGATCGTCTGGTCGACGAGGATCACGTCGGGCCGAATGTGCGCCCACGTCAACCCGCAGACCTCGCCCGGTCGCAGGCCGGCGTAGGCGATGAGGCTGACGATGATCTTGTCGCGCGGCGTCGGCATCGCGTAGCGGATCGCCTCGACCTCAAGCGGCGTCAAGGCGATGACGGCGCGCTTGTGGTGCGGCAGCCGCTCGATGCCGTTACACGGATTGAGGTCGATGAGGCCGTCTTTGACGGCGGCGCCGAGCGCGGCACTCAGCACGGTCTTCGCGACGTTCGCCCGATGATTGGACGCGCCCTTCTCGAGGATCAGCGCGCGGTAGCGGCGCAGGAGCCGCGGCGTGATCTGCTCGAGCGGCACGTCGCCGAGGTAGGGCGTGATCCACTTGGCCGTCACGTTGGCGCGGTCCTTGAGCGTGTTCGGCGCCCATGTCGGGCCGTAGTTGCGGAACCACTCGACGAGCCATTCGCCGATCAGCATCCCCTCGGGCGCGGCCACGTCGACGAGGAGCGGATTGGTCGCCTGGATCGGCGCGCGCGCGGCCGGCTCGGTCGTCTTGACGCTCGCGTCGAACGCTACGGCTTCTTTGTGCGTGGCGAAGCTGCGGCTGCGCTGGTGGCCGGTGTGGTCGCGGAAGGCGACGCGCCAGGGGCTCTTCTTCGAGGTGGTCTTGTGGACGCTCACGGCGATACCTCCACGAACCGGATGTTGAATGAAATGTTGAATGGTCGCGCGCAGCGACCCGAATCGGACACTACACGACCTCTCCCCAGCATGGAAGGAGACGAGCGAATGCGCGTAGGATTGATGCGGTCTGACGGGCTCTCCGAGGACTGCTACACTACCCCTCGACGCGGGCGTAGCTCAGTTGGTAGAGCGACAGCTTCCCAACGTCCCGGAGGCCGCTCGCAGCGTGACGTAGGATCACCTCCGGTACCGTCACAATCCCGCACCGTTGAGCGGAAACCGCGCCAGCGTCTGATTTCTGCCGCATCGGCCGTTTCGGGCCGATGTTGCACGAGATGTTGTACGTTTCTGGTCCTCGCGCTCGCCGCGTGCGTCCTCGCCGCAGCTCCCGCCGAAGCGTCGACGAAGCGACTCCCGCCCCTCTGGCAGCAGTTCGCGAAGACGTGTAAAGCGGAGCAGCCGGCGACCCTGCCGGGCTACACCGGCAACAGGTGGAAGGGCGTCGCCTGGGAGCAGACGACGAACTACACCTACAAGGGCGGCTGCGGCTTCACGCAGCTCAACTGGGACCAGCACAAGCGGCCCGGCCAGCCGCGCTACATGAGCGACGCCAGCGCCCTAGAGCAGCTCTGGGCCTGCTACCGGATCTACCGCTTCTATCTCAACCAGTCGGGCTCGCATCGGTACGCCGCGACCGTCTGGGACGCCAACCGGAACATCCTCGGCTGGTACGGCTTCACCGACGCTGAGTGGAAGCGAGCCCACAGGTGATGGGCACCTGGGAGAACGCGATCCTCATCGTCATCCTCCTCGTCGGCGTCCTCGCGATGAGCCAGGGGCCGCGCAAGTGAGGGCCTACTGCTTCCAATGCGGCGACGACACCGTCGTCACCCGCAGCGGCCTCTGCTCGTGGTGCGACGAGAAGATCGCCAACCCCGCCACCCAAGCTAGCCGCTACCCCGTCGGCCGCAAGGCATATATCGGCACCGAAGACTTCTACCGCGCCGTCTACAAGCGGTACCTCGAGGAGCGAAGCCTCCGCGCTGTCTGCGCCGACATCTGGCAAGACGCCGGCTACGCCAGCCTCAAGAGCTGCCATAACAGCTTGTGGGAGGCGTTTCGGGCGCGCGGCTGGCAGACCTACACCCGGTCCTACGCCAGGACGGCGCACGGCCTCGCCCGGCGTGGACGCGTCGACGCGGCCCACAAGCGCGCCATGCGAATCAAGCGCGGCGAGATCCAGGCCCGCACCTGCAAAGGCCACCGCACCCAATACCCGCACAAGGGCGCGCCCTGCAAGCGGTGGGCGACCACGGGGTCGGACTACTGCTGGCAGCACGACCCCAAAAACCACGCGCAGATCGTCGAGCACCTCGACCGCATCCGCCAACACGCCAGGAGCAGCACATGAGCCCGCTCGACCGCGAGCCCGACCTCTGGCCGTTCATCCGCGACGAGCTGAGCCGAGCCATCCTCGACGCCGCGCAGGCCGCCAACAAGTTCTGCCAGGACGCCGCCGGCAACCCCATCGTCTACGCCGAGCTCGAGGAGAAGTTCCGCCGCGGCGAGCGGGAGCACAAGCGCGCCTGGCTCGGCATGACCGACGCCGAGTTCGCCGCCGCGATCCGCGAGGAGCTTCTCGACCTCATCAACTACGCCGCGATGCGGCGCGTCATCCGCCGAGCCGACCAGGAGGCCACCCGATGAAACTCGTAAAGACCGACGCCGTCGACGACAAGGGCGACGTCGTCTACTACCCCATCGAGGAGTGGAAGGAGCGGTTCGGCGAGCCCGGCACGGGCGCCGACACGCACGGCCGCATGTTCGGCGCCTTCCCGACCGAGCCGTGCTTCTGCGAACCCACGCAGGAATCCCAGGAGCAGCTCGTCGCCGAGTACGTCGACCTCGACAACCGCATCACCGAACTCAAGACCCGCGGCGCCAGCCTCGACACGCTCCGACCCCTCATCTGGGAGCGCGACGGCCTCGCCCACATCATCAGCGACAACCAGAAGACCCTCGAGGAGGCCGCATGACCCCGAACAAGAAGCCGACGCTCACGCAGCGCGTCACCCGCCTCGAAGGCACCATCAGCACCCTCGACAAGTTCAGCCTCGACCAGCACGACGCCATCAGCCAGCTCGAGCGGCGCGCCGGCTACACCGAGATCGGCCTCGTCGAACAGCACGAGCAGGCCCGCAAAGCCGAACAGGACGCGCGCTACTCGAGCATCATCAGCACCGCCGCCCTCGCCCTCAGCGTCGTCGCGCTGTGTCTGGAGGCGTTCGCGTGAGCCTCGACGACTGGCCGCACAACGCGACCGCCGACGAGGTCAACGCGTACAACCGCGGGTACAGCGACGGTCGCAGCTTCGGCGTCAAGCGTGGCCGCGAAGCGCAGGCCGGCGTGGACCGCGTCAAGACGTTCGGCGCCATTCGTCGCGCCGTCGTCTTCGCGCGCGGCCTCGACGCGTCCGCCAACGAGCTCGGCGCGACCAGCATGGCCGCCGAAGTACGCCGCGAACGGGCCCGCACGATCCGCAGCATCATCCGCACCGCCATCGGGTCCCAGAAGTCGTGACGCCGCGCAGCCTCATCCTCGCCATCGACGCATCCCCCAAGCGCCTCGGCTGGGCGTGCGTCGACTACGAGACGGCCGAAGTCATCCTCAGCGGCGTCGAGCACACCACCGAGCCTGACGACCTCAAAGACCGTCGGGCCCGCATCAAATACATCGCGCACGAAGCGATGGGTCGTGGCGACGTCTGCGCCGCGTTCGTCGAGGACGCGTACGCCGGCCCCTCGAGCCGGATCACCGTGCAGCACGCCATGAGCGTCGGCAACGTCGAAGCCTTCCTCCTCGAGCGCTGGCCGCTCATCCTCGTCGACCGCATCGCCCCCGCCACCTGGCGCAGCATCCTCGGCATAGACGCGCGCGGCAAGACAGCACCCCTCAAGTACGCCGACAAGCACGCGCACCGACTCATCGAGTCTCAGGACGAGGCCGACGCCATCTGCATCGCCATCGCCGCCAACCGTCTCATCTGGCGAGGCAGCGTCGCATGAGCGCGCGCATCATCAGCTTCGGCGCCGGCGTGCAGTCGTCGACGCTTCTCATGCTCGCCCTCGAGGGGCGCGTCAAGGCCGACTGCGCCGTATTTGCCGACACCGGCTGGGAGCCTGAGAGCGTCTACCGGCACCTCGAGCACATGCGCGGCATCGCAGCTCGCGCAGGCTTCCCGATCTACGTCGTCAATCGCGGTTTCAGCATCCGCAACCTCGGCCGCTCCGACTCACCGACCAGCGGACGACCACCGCTCTATCTGCGCGGCCCAAAGGGCGACGGAATGCTCAGGCGCCAATGCACGCAGACCTTCAAGATCGAACCGCTCCGAAAGTGGATCAGACAGCACCTCAACGACACGGGCCAGACGCACGCCGAGCAGCTCCTCGGCATCAGCACCGACGAGGTGCAGCGCGTCCGCAAGAGCGACGTCAAGTACCTCAGCAACGAGTACCCGCTCATCGACCTCGGCATGAGCCGAGCCGCCTGCATCAACTACCTCGCCCAGGCGGGCATCAACGCGCCCAGGAGCGCCTGTATCGGCTGCCCGTTCCACTCTGACCACGAATGGCGCCGCCTGCGCGACGAAGCGCCTGACGAGTTCGCCGACGCCGTCGCCTGGGAGCGCGAGCTGCAACAGCACGGCCTCAACCTCGAGGCCACGCCCTACCTGCACCGACAACGCGTACCCCTCGACCAAGTCGACCTCAGCACTCCAGAGGACCGAGGCCAGATGACATTCGACGACGAATGCGCCGGGATGTGCGGCGTATGACCAGCCGCAAGACGGCCGCCGTCAAGTACGCGACCTTCGGATGGGGCATCATCCGCCTGCACCACGTCCTTGAGGACGGCTCGTGTAGCTGCCGCAACGTCGAATGCACGTCGATTGGGAAGCATCCGCTCGACCCGAAGGGCGCCAGCCTGCCCGAGCATGATGCGGAGAAGGTCGCGCACCTCTGGGACGAGACGCCCGACGCCAACATCGGCATCGTCGCCGGTACCTCGAACCTCCTCATCCTCGACTTCGACACCACCGAAGCGATGTACCGCTTCAACGAACGCGCCGACCAAGACACCCTCGACCTCATCGCCAGGGCCCCAAGCGTCAAGACCGGCCGCGGCGTCCACATCTACCTTGAAGACCCCACCGGCGGCTACTCCCCGAGCGTCGGAACGAACGGCGAAGCCGGCATCGACATCAGAGCCGGCGTCTCCTACGTCGTCGCCCCACCCTCCAATCATCAGAACGGCACCACCTACACCTGGCGGCGCTACCCCACAAACCCACCCGAACCACCAACACCATGGCTCGACGCGTACATCCGCAATCGCTACGACAAGCCCGTCCGCATCTACGAGGACGCCGACAAGATCAAAAGCGGCTCAAGGAATGACGAGCTCACAAGCCTCGCCGGCACCATGCGCCGCCGCGGCCTCACCGAGCAAGCCATCCGCGCCGCCCTCCTCGAGGAAAACGACACCCGCTGCGACCCGCCCCTACCCCGCGCCGAAGTCGAAGCCATCGCGCACAGCGTCAGCCGGTACGCGCCCCAAGACGTACCCCTCACAAACCCCAGGCGCGACCTCGCAACCGTCGCCAGCGAGATCGAAGAGCGCGGCGACGAGCCCAAATACACGTTCCTCAACGTCGACCAGATCAACGCACTCCCCGACATCGAATACCTCGTCGACGGCCTTCTACCCCTCAACGGGTACGGCATCGTCTACGGCCGGCGAGGCAGCGGCAAGACCTTCGAGATGCTCCACCTCGCCCTCTGCATCGCCACCGGCACCCCATACCGCGGCCACAAAGTCGAGCAAGGCGGTGTCGCCTACATCATGAGCGAGGGCGCCGCCGGCCTCAAGAAACGCATCAACGCGTGGATGCAATACCACGACTACTCCAGCCTCGACAACTTCTACGCCCTCACCCACAGCGTCCAACTCAACGACCCCGAACTACGCGCCCACCTCGACCTGGCAATCCAGCAGATCCCCGCCACCGTCAAGCTCCTCGTCATCGACACACTCGCCCGCTCAGTCAGCGGCCTCGACGAGAACTCAAGCGCCGACATGACGCGCTTCGTCGGCTACATCGACGAACTACGCCAACGCAGAAACCTCGCCGTCATCCCCGTCCACCACGCAGGATGGAACGAAGGCCACGAACGCGGCAGCACCGTCATCGGCGACGCCGCCGACTGGATCTGCAAAGTCACACGCGACGAAGACCACATCATCGTCAAGACCGAAAAAGTCAAAGACGACGAGCTGCCAAAGCCCATCCGCCTCGAGATGATCCCGGTCGGCCTGAGCGGCAGCATCGTCCTCGAGGAGGTCGACGAGGAGGCCATCGTCGATGACCTCATCGACCAGATCATCCGCACCGTCAAGCGCGTCAAGAGCATCCCCGAGAACGAGCTCGTCAACGACCTCAAGAATCGGGGCGTCAAAGCGTCCAAGACGACCGTCCGCGACCGATGGAAATACCACCGCGGCATGTTCCGCCACGACCACATCGAACGCATCGAAGGCGACAACAAGACGCCCGTCACCTGGCGCATCGCAGACCCCGAACTCGCCAACCCGGCGACCTCCGAAACGCCGGTTTCCGACGATCTGGAGGCCGCATGATCTGCCTGCGGAAAATAATCCGCAGCCTGCCGCAGGCAGACGAAATAGGGCTTCTGCCTGCGGAAATGATTCCGCAGGCAGATTTCGCACAACAAAGCGGCAAACCACGGCAAAACCGCCTGCCTGCGGAGCCTGCCACGGGTCTATACCCGTGGAAGGCCGCAGGCTGCGGATGCCCCGCCTACGACCAGCCTGCGGAACACCATCGAGACGGTGGCGCGCACGACCCTCGGCGCAACACTCCACCCGTGACCGAACCCGTCGACGATCCCCGCGACCACATCGCCCACGCCCTCCAGGCCAACACGCCCACCCGCGACACCAGCGTCCTCGTCGGCTGGGTCAGCGTCGCCGAGTACCTCACGCCCGACGGGCAACGCTACCTCGCCACCGAATACGGCAACGCGCCCGGCACGGATCACGACACGACAAGCTGGCAACGCCGAGGCTACCTCCACGAAGCCCTACACAACGGCCTCATCGACGACCCCATCATCGAACTCGTCGACCCCGACGACGACCTCGAGGCCGAAGCGTGAGCAGCTTCCACGAAGACATCCGCCTCGTCGCCCTCAGCAAGCACCACGCCGACCTGCTCCGCAGCAACACGCCCGAAGACATCATCGAGGGCCTCCGCTACGTCCTGCTCGCCTACGAGGAGTCGCCACCCCTGCGTGGAGACACCGCGACCCTCTTCGTCCGCGACCTGCGCTGGTGGCGCGACCAGACCCGCGACCTCCACGAAGCCGCCTAACCATCAGCGGACGACACTACCAATAGTCAACTACCAAAGCGCGCCACGCCGTCCTGCATGATGCAACGCGTGGAAACGCCAGAGAACATGCGAAAACTCTGGCAACAGACACGCACCGACAAGCTCAGGCTACTACTACACCTCACGCCAGAAGCGGCCGGACCCGACGCTATCTTCGTCCTCGCCGTGTATGACAAAGACTCCACCACCAGTCTCTTCGAGGTCCGCACAAAGAACCTCGAAAGCGCCGCACGCGTGATCCTCGAGAACTACCACAAGATCCGCCGCGCCGCGTGAAATCTGGTACTACCACCCCGTACCATGCGCGCGTGGCAGAGGGTCCGCTCTCCGAGGATCTGCCGCTCCTCCTGGCCTCGGAGAATCGTGGCGACGCGCGCTCGGGTCGAGCAACACGGCAGCTCCCCGAGCGCGCGACCCCAGGCCCGAAAAACGCGCACAAGGCCCCACAGAAAAAGCGGCCCCCGTTTATTTGGGGGCAGGCACTCGGGTAGCGCCATGCCAGCCGCCACCATCTGCCTCGACTGCAACGCCCTCTACACCAGCGATTCAACGACGCGAACGTACAGCCGTTGCCCAGGCTGCCGGCCCGCTTACCTCAAGCGGCAAGCCGCCCGGCCTGGCAGGCACGCACGCCGGCAGACTCCCGAGCGCGCAGCCGCGCAGAGCTTCTACGACTCGCACGCATGGAAGAAGGCTCGAGCAGTCGTCCGGCAGCGTGACGGCGGCTGTACCCGCTGCGGCAACACCTCCGATCTGACCGTTCATCACATCCTCAGCCGGAAGACGCACCCGCACCTCGAGCTCGACTACGACAACCTCACGACGCTCTGTCGGTCCTGCCACGGATCGCTCGAGAACTCGAAGCGAGCGCGACGATGAGGGCAGGGGGG